CTTTTCCATAAAGATTCATAGACGCTGGACACTTGGCCTCGATAACGATGTCACTACCGACAAATCCGTCAGGGGTGCATCCCAGCCAGTCATGGCTCGCAGATATAACAAAACCCTGCTTACCACCAGCACTTTGCACGATGTCGCCTGTATGCACCTCATAGGCTGTTATGGCGTGATGCTCGTTATCATTGCCCCACTCAGTTGCAGCATTGCCTTCAAAGCGAGGCTCACGGCCTGTGAGTTGCCGCCAGAGCTTTTGTCTGGAGTCATAGCCAACACCAATGGCTGAAGCAAAAACGCTCGCAGTCAGCCTGCCTTCTCTATCAGGTGAAAGGCTCAAGATATGCGCTCTTTAACTTCAGTAAACACCTTTGAATGCGCTTCACGTTGACCAACTGTTAAACCTTTCCAGCAGGCTGTCAGTTCATCAATGTTTGTGCAAGCGTGGATAGCCTGGCTGATGGTTGGGTCAACAGCCAATGTTTTAACAGGAGTGTTGCGCTGGGCAGTATGCTCATCAGTGTCAGCATCCTTTGTGTCGTCAATAGCCAGCAAGCCGTTCAGAGCATACTTGCGAGCGTAGCTGGATGCAGTGCCAGTGATCTGGCTGTCATCCATACCCTTCTTATCCAATGACTCTCTGGCAAACGCTGTTGCCTGACCAATTACCTCAGCACCCTTCCATATCGTGGCGGTGGCTTTGACGTAGACGCGATCCAGTACAGCCACAACATCATCCGTAAGAATGAGGTGGCAACGATGGTCAGCCAGCAGAGGCTTAACGGCCTCGACTATGTCTTCACATGATCTGTATTTGTACTTGCCAAAGGAATTAAAGTTTCCCTTTGGTGCTTTGAGTTCTGCTTGTATTGCTGCTAATGTCATTTTGTTATCCTCGTGGTGCTGTGTGTGTTCGCACATTAAAGCACCATAAGTGCGCTCAAGCAAGCACAAAAATAGTTTACTTTGCAAAAATAGTGTGCTTACATAAGCGAACTAACAATTAATTAAGGGTATTTTATGTGTGGCATTATTCCGTGGCATAAATGGGAAAAGTGGGAGCAATACAATGAAACAAAAAAAGAAGTAAGAATTACAGAAAATTGGGGGTTTTCGGCAGGAATTGCGCTTATGCAAAAACGAACCTGTTTAAAATGCGGTTACACGCAACATCAAGAAATTAAGTTTACGAGAGCAGATGATGTTTAGCATTGACTGGACAGCCAGCCTTGAGCGCGACGACAACAAGAAACAAGACCCGTGGGACAGCTTGGTCAAGATGAAACCACACAAGCCATTGCCGGAGGCTCCGTTAACAGCCTATTTGGGCAGCAAGTTTGAGATATTTGCCATGTATCTGCCGCGTAAAGGCATATCAGCTTGCGAAAGAGTCAAGGCATACAGCAGCGGTCATGTGAAGATAATAGAGTGCAGGGGCAAGTTGTACCTGACTACCATTGATGGGGTGTTCTATGAGCGACCCAAAACAAATTGTACTCGGTATGTAAAGTGAGGTATAATCAAAAAATGAACACTAAAAAAGTTACGATCACAATGCCTGTTGATGTTATTGAAAAGGCAAAAAAGGCTGCTGAAGAGCAGGGCAGGAGTTTTTCAAACATGGTGGCGCATTTAGTTGCGGAAGGTACAAAAAACAAAGCCGCCTGACCTTTCGACGGGACTCAGACGGCTTCAACACACACTACAGGTTGGAATTATAACATGCCCAGAATTAGAACTGTAAAGCCGGAATTTTGGCTTAATGAAGAGCTGGCAGAATTACCTCCAGAGACAAGGCTTTTAGCTATTGGTTTATTAAACCAGTCCGATGATCAAGGCTACTTCAAAGCCAGCCCTGCAATATTAAAAGGCGCTGTTTTCCCATTCAATGACACCTCAGTGAGCATTCATACAATGCTCATGCAGCTATCACAAATTAAGTACATTTCTCTGCACACTGGCTTAGATGGCAAAAGTTATGGCTATGTCATTAACTTTTTAAAGCATCAAGTAATCAACAGGCCAACTAAAAGCAAAATCAAGGACTTAGTTGATATCACTGAAAACTCAGTGAGTATTCATACACAATTCACGGATGACTCACTACAGGAAAGGAAAGGAAAGGAACAGGGAAAGGAACAGGGAAGTGGAAAGGAAAACAACAGTCGCTCGCATTCGCTCGCTTGGTTTGAAATTTTGTGGAACTCCTTTGATCCTTCATTTGGAGAAAAGGGTAGTAAGAAAAATGCACAGGCACAGTTCAACAGGATTAATCCTGATCAACAGTTATTTGATTTAATACTTGCATCCGCTGAAAGGCAGTTATCAGTAAAGCGTATGCAGGACGCAAACGGATCATTCTTTGCGCCTTTTCAACACGTAGAACGATGGCTTAAAAACAGGAGATGGGAAGATGAAATCAGCAGCAGAATTGTTAAACAACGTGACACCAGAGATAAAGCAGCAATCGCAGCAGACGAAGCATTCGGATCAGACTTTGACGACTCAGTTTTTGAAGGCAGCTTTACAGGAGCTTACGAGGATGGGATTGTTGAACAATCCGACACCAGAGGTCTACCAAACGTGGGCGCGAGGCTTGTCAGATCTAAGTGATCGTCAAATTAAAGTTGGATTATCGAAGGCTCTAAGCCATACAGGTTATTTTACTCTGCCAATATTTCGCGAGATTTGCAAACCAAAGCCAGAAGATTTCGGCTTGCCAGAAGTCAAGAAGGCATACATGGAGGCTTGCATGGCTCCAAGCCCAAAGGCAAAGCACAAGTGGAGTCATCCTGCTGTCTACCATGCTGGCAAGGCTACGGGCTGGTTTGAACTGGCAACTTTTCCAGAAGATCAAATCTATAGTCGGTTCAAAGCGTTTTACGCTGAAATGTGCGACAGGGTTATGAACGGTGAAAAGCTAGACAGCCCGATGATGGAAGCACTGCCTGAGAAGGTAACAGTTATTTTAACGCCTGAAGAAAATCAGGATCGGATGGCGCAATTACGCGGAAGCCTAGGCATTTAAACTGGACAACAATCATGTCGTGGAAAGTGATAAAAAAAGAATTGCCAGATAATCAGCGGATGGTTTTTGTTTGTGCTGCTGCGATTGACCCTGATGACCGTCCTGACTATTTTGCTGCTGTAGTTTACCAAGATGGTAAGTTCGGTAATTCGCAGATGGAATACACTCACTGGATGTACCCGCCACTGATAGGCACAAAAGCAAGAAAAGCAATGACAATAATTTAACAGACAGGAGCTGGTCACACTGAGGGCATGACAATGAGAGAGTTAAAATTTAGGGCGTGGGATGGCAAGTACATGGTTAGGGTATACGGTCTTTTTCCAGAGAGAGGATCGGTAACAACAAGTCGGAAAATTAATACTAAAGATGGGCATTACTCAATTACTAAAAAGTATCTCATATCAAACATTTCCTTGATGCAGTTTATCGAAGCGCGAGACAAGAACGGAACCGAGATTTACGAGGGTGATATCGTAAAGATTTTTGATCACCTTGGCCGAGAGGAGATTAAAAAAGTGTCCTACGATGCCCCTTGTTTTAAATTAGTTGGATATAGCAACCAAGTGCGAACATGGCATTGGGGCGCGGAGGTCATCGGCAACATTTACGAAAATCCGGAGATGATGAAATGACAACAGAATCACAATCACAAGCCATTTTACGCTACATGCAAAAAGGTAACGAGATCACTCCACTGGAGGCACTGATGCGCTTCCAGTGCATGCGACTGGCCAGCAGGATCAGAGACATAAAGGACATGGGTATCGACATTGCTGACCGATGGGTGACCCGTGACGATGGCAAGCGGTTCAAGGCGTATAGGGTCAAGTCATAATGGAATTACAGCTCATAAAAATGCCCGGCGGTATGTTCCGGCCAGCAAACCAGCATGACGCTGACGCTGTTAGGAACATAGCCAATGGCAGCGTACTGAACGGAAAGTTCGTCCAGCCACGTAACCCAAAGTTTCACCGGAAGTTCTTTGCCATGCTCGGGTTCTTTTTCGAGCTGTGGGAGATCCCAGATGATCTGGAGTACAAAGGGTT